GAAAATCGATTTGTCTGGTATAATGGTCAAGAGTTACATATGCCAGACTTGACTGACCAAGACCGTTGTGTGATTGTTGTATTCATGCTTGACAAAACTGACTGATTGTGGTATTATAACATAATGAAATATTCACTGACAATATTTAAGAATACATTTGACAACAAGACTCATCGTGTCCAAGAGTTCGACACATGGGATGAGTTTGAGTCGTTGTTGTATTCTTTGTCAAATCAGAAAGGTGAGAAAGGTGGTAGTAACAGTTCTCCTCTCATTAGTCCTGCTCGTTATGTTACTGAGGGAACAAGGTCTAATAAGAACGTTGAGTATTGGGGTGGTTGGGCTTGTCTTGATGTTGACGCTTACATTCCTAGACAGGACTTGGAGTCCGACCTTAGAGGAATGTTTGGACAATATTATTATGTATGTTATTCAACCGCATCTTCCACAGAGTCCCACCCCAAGTTTCGACTCGTCTTCCCCCTCACTCGATGTGTAGAGTCAAAGGACTTATCTCATTTCTGGTTCGCAATGAACAAACAGTTCAAAGGTCTGGGTGACGAACAGACCAAAGACCTGTCGCGTATGTATTATGTTCCCGCCCAGTATCCTAACGCACATAGTTTCATCTTCACCAACGATGGTGTCAAACTCGACCCTGATATGTTGATGAACAAACACTCGTATGTTGAGACGCAGGGTAAGACCTTTATGGACAGACTACCACCCGCACTACAGAAGGCAGTTATGGAGCATCGTAAGAACTCCCTAGATAACACCGACTATAGTTGGACATCATATCGTGACTGTCCGTTCTTTCCTAAGAAGTTAGAACAGGAATATCGTTCTATCACTGGGACTGGGTGGTATCACAAGATGTATCAGATTATGATTGCTGTCGCTGGTAACGCAGTATCCAAGGGTTATCCAATCAGTGCGAGTCAGATATCTGAGATGTGTGGTGAACTTGACCGTGAGACTGGTAACTGGTATGAAAACCGACCACTAGATAAAGAAGCAGACCGAGCATTGGAGTATATTTACAGAAATGGATAAGATGAGAATACTAATAACAGGCGGGGCAGGATTCATTGGTAGTCATCTTGCAGATTCTCTCCTAGAGGATGGGTTTGATGTTGTCGGTCTTGACAACTATAATACTTTCTATGACCCTGCACTGAAGAAGAACCGTGTGGAATACTTTGGTCATCAAGTCTATGAGTGTGACCTAAAGGACTTTAATGCCTTGGACGAGGCATTCAATGCAATCCGACCGCATATAGTAATCCATCTGGCCGCCCGTGCTAACGTGCGGGACTCATTTGGTAAGGAACGTATCTATCATCAAGATAATATTGATGCGACCCAAAATCTGATTGAGGTCTGTAAACTATATGATATTCAGAAGGTTGTGTATGCATCAACCAGTTCTGTCTATGGGGGAACACCGATTCCTAAGACTGGTTGGGTAGAGGACGAGGTTACAGGACATCAGTTGAACGCATATGCATACACCAAGTATGTCAATGAGTGTCAGTTCAAAATCTCTGGATTGAACAATGTCGGTCTACGTTTCTTTACCGTCTATGGCCCTTGGGGTAGACCAGATATGGCACTGTTTCAGTTCACTGATAACATCGTAAAGGGTAAACCAATTCAGGCATTCAACCATGGTGTGATGAAACGAGACTTCACCTATGTCGGTGATATCGTTAACGGTATCAAAACTATTTTGTTTGAAGATGTTCCGTCTAATGAAATCTATAATATCGGTCGTGGTAGACAGGTGGAACTTATGCATTTTATTGACTGTATAAGTAAAGAGTTAGGTAGGGAGGCAAATGTTGAACTTGCTCCCCGTCATCCAGCGGATACGTTGGAAACTTGGAGTAATACCGAAAAACTTCAAGAACTGGGTTATGAACCCAAAGTAAATATTGAACAAGGCATTGAGGCATTTGTTCGTTGGTATAAAGAATATTACGGAGTGAATTAGATGAGTGAAACTATTGAACATAAACCAGCAGGAAGATTCGAAAAACTTAGAATTGGTATTGTTGGCCACGGATTTGTCGGAGGTGCTGTTGACTATGCGTTTACACATCCAGACATTGTCAAATTTTATGTAGACCCCAAACACGATACGACTATCGATGACCTATTAGATTGGAAACCACACGTATCTTTTGTGTGTGCGCCAACACCAATGAATGATAGTGGTTTTGTTGATGCGTCTATTGTAGAGGATGCGGTACTAAAACTATTGGAACATACTGAGGGTGGAGTTGTTGTTAAATCAACAATCACACCAGACATTGTTGACCGTCTGTATTCGTCAGTATTTGAAGATGATATCAAACGACTTACAATCAATCCTGAGTTCCTTACTGAGTCAAATGCGAAGGAACAGTTTGTGAGTGCGCCTTATCATATTATCGGTGGTCATCCTGATGCTACCCAAGGACTTGCTCAATTATATGATGTGTATAGTCTCTGCACCGCAAATGAATATGTTTTGATGTCAGGGCCAGAAGCGGCATTTGTCAAATATGGTGTGAACTCATTCCTTGCGACCAAGGTTACCTTTTTCAACCAAATGTATGATGCGGTTCAGAAGTTCGGTTGCAACTTTCCTACGGTTGCTAATGCGATTGGTAAGGATGCGAGAATTGGTGTTGGTCATACACGTGTGCCTGGCTATGATGGTAAACGTGGTTATGGTGGTGCGTGTTTCCCCAAGGATACAAAAGCATTCACTTTGTTTGATACGGACTTGACTTTAATTGAAAAGTGTGTTATTATTAACAATGAATATCGTAAACAATATGAACTAGATGAACGTGAGGAATCAAATAATGTCAAGTATGATGGACAAACTGAAGAAGAACTCGAAAATCAAGACGACGGAGATACTGTCGGAGAGTAAATTCTTTACTGAAAAAGATATGGTAGCAACAGATGTTCCAATGGTGAACGTTGCGCTATCAGGTAGTGTTGACGGTGGTGTCACGCCAGGACTTACGGTTCTGGCAGGCCCTTCCAAGCATTTTAAGACTTCATTCGCATTGCTAATGGCAGGTGCGTATCTGAAGGCAAAGAAAGATGCTGTAATGTTGTTCTATGATAGTGAGTTTGGTTCACCCCAATCTTACTTTGAACAATTTGGGATTGACACAGCACGGGTGTTGCACACACCTATCGCCAATGTGGAGGAACTCAAGTTCGACCTTATCGCACAACTTGAGAATATTGACCGAGACGATGATGTTATCGTCGTTATCGACTCCATTGGTAACCTTGCATCCAAGAAAGAACTTGAGGATGCAATCAACGAGAAGTCTGTTGCAGATATGTCTCGTGCTAAAGCATTGAAAGGTCTGTTCCGTATGGCGACTCCCTACCTGACCATGAAGAACATTCCAATGCTCGCCGTCAACCACACATACAAAGAGATTGGTCTCTTCCCAAAAGATATCGTAGGTGGTGGAACTGGTATCTACTATAGTGCTGATAACATTTGGATTCTAGGCCGCCGTCAACAAAAAACAGGGACAGAGGTAACAGGATATGATTTTGTCATTAATGTCGAGAAGTCTAGATATGTTAAAGAGAAAAGTAAAATCCCTATCTCAGTTTCTTGGGAGGGTGGTGTTGAACGTAATAGCGGTCTCTTGGATGCTGCTCTTGCTGGTAATTATGTCGCTAAACCTAGTAACGGTTGGTATTGTCGAGTTGACCGTGAGACTGGTGAACTCATTCAACCGAAGGTAAGGGAGAAGGATACTCTCACTGACGAGTTTTGGAAACCTATCTGGGATAACACAGACTTCGCAGAGTTTCTGAATTCACAGTATTCTATTACTCGTAAGTCACTTGTGTCGATGGATGATATTGTAGATGAATGATATTGTAAGTATATTGAGTGAGAATGTTCATTATGACATTGTTCCGGCAGAGAATGATGAACACGGATGGCATATTCGTATTAATGAAGAGTTTCCTGAAACGGTAATCTCCTTCGGTGCGATTGAGTATAATGGTGAAGATTTGGATGACGATGATGGTCATCTGGCATTCAACTTTGCCATTGTCTCATCACCCGACCCCGACCTGACAACAGAAGACTTGACATTACAAGAGTATTGTGGTAGAATACTAAACTCAATACTAGAGAAGGCAATCACTGACGGGACACTTATGGCTCGTGATAATAAGACGGGTGAGATTCTCGCCAGTGACGAAACGATTGAAGATATGAAGGAGATATATGATGAACATCAATCTGGAACAGACGATACTGAGGAATCTGTTAACTAATGATGAGTATATGCGAAAGGTCGGCGCGTTTCTTTCGCCAGATTATTTCCAAGGTTTATACAAGGGACTCTTCAAAGAAGTCACAAAGTTCGTTGCAGAATACAACAAACTTCCTACACTCGAAGCATTCAAGATTGAGATAGACCAGAACAATCGTCTGAGTGAAGAAGACTATCGTTCCTCTATTGACCTTCTTCCTGACCTCTTCACTCCTGAACCAGAGAACCTCGAATGGTTGGTTGAACGCACCGAGAAGTGGTGTCAAGACCGTGCCGTGTTCAACGCAGTGATGGAAAGTATCTCTATCATTGATGGTAAACATGCGACTCTACAGAAGAACGCAATCCCTGATGTGTTGAGTAAGGCTCTGGGTGTGACCTTTGATACAAACATCGGTCATGACTATCTGGAGAATGTAGATGGTCGTTATGACTTCTATCATGAACAAGAAGAACGTATTCCGTTTGACCTTGATTACTTCAACCAGATTACTAAGGGTGGGTTACCCAACAAGACATTGAACATCGCCCTCGCAGGCACAGGTGTAGGTAAGTCCTTGTTCATGTGTCATTGTGCTGCTTCTGGATTATCACAGGGTCGTAATGTTCTCTATATCACTATGGAGATGGCAGAGGAACGCATCGCAGAACGTATTGATGCGAACTTACTGAATGTGCCTATCGACCAACTGGAGAACTTATCAAAAGATATGTTCACCGATAAGGTGTCACAGATTGCTGCGAAGACACAGGGTAAACTTATTATCAAAGAATATCCTACTGGTCAAGCACACGCGAATCACTTCCGTGCGTTATTGAATGAACTGAAACTGAAGAAGAACTTTGTGCCAGAACTTATCTTTATTGATTATCTAAATATCTGTTCATCAAGTCGAATGAAGGGAATGGGTGGTGCTATCAACTCATATTCATACATTAAAAGTATTGCAGAAGAACTTAGAGGACTCGCCGTCGAGTTCAACGTTCCGATTATGTCTGCAACGCAGACGACTCGTTCTGGTTATTCTAATGACGATGTTGGGCTTGAAGACACGTCCGAATCTTTTGGACTACCCGCGACCGCAGACCTCATGTTCGCCCTCGTCTCAAACGAAGAACTGAACAGTCTAGGTAAAGTCATGGTCAAACAGTTGAAGAATCGCTACAACGACCCGACCAGATATCAACGCTTTACTCTGAAGATTGACCGCGCTAAGATGCGTCTGTCTGATGATGATAATCTAGATGACGGTGTTGTCGATGACGCACCAGCATTTGATAAGAGCGAAGCCGCAGAGCGATTTAAAAACTTTAAGATGGAGTAGACATGGATACGATTACACACACAGTTGTTGCGCTTATTGCATTTTTTATGTTCTACTTGTGGGGTCTTGTTCGTGGACATAACATAGGATTAAACGAAGGACTCGCAGAAGGTTCTTCTATCGCATGTAAACAAACTCTCGAATTTTGTAGAAACAAATTCGATTTACCTATCACAGATTATGATATCAAAGAAGCATCGGAGTACCTGAAAGATGAGTGAAGTTAACCTTATCGCACTAAGTAAGCCATCAGCACAAACAGGCTGTAATACAGCAAGTGACTTGATTGCATACACAGCCCGTGTGAGCAACCCTGCTAATCAGAACAATACGAAGACAGCACCTAAGCTGTTGGGATATCTTGCTCGTGAAAATCACTGGTCACCATTTGAGATGGTGCATATGACACTTGAGATTAAAACAACTCGTGACATTGCTCGTCAGATTTTGCGACATCGCTCGTTCTCATTTCAAGAGTTTTCTCAACGCTATGCTGTGGCAACAGGCTTTGAGACACGCGAGGCACGACTACAAGATGAGAAGAATAGACAGAACTCTGTAGAGACTGATGATAGAGACCTCAACGAGTGGTGGCAGATGCAACAGAAGAAAGTGCAAGGTCAGGCAGACTTAGCATATCGTGATGCACTCAAGAGAGGAATTGCAAAAGAACAAGCACGAGCATTATTGCCTGAAGGTCTAACACAGTCAACTCTGTATATGTCTGGGTCACTTCGTAGCTGGATTCACTATTGTGATTTGCGTAGAGGTAACGGCACACAGAAAGAGCATATGGAAGTGGCTGAAAAATGCTGGGATATCATAGGCGTTCACTTTCCTGATGTGGTGGAAGCATTGAATGACTGAGATTACTATTCGTAATAAAGAGTTGCTTGGAGTTCTTGACGAGACACTAGAGATGTTTCTTGAGCATAAGGACCTTATGCAACGCATTACATACGAAGATGGTGACCTTGATAGAGTGACTCCTTTTGGTGATGGTAAGAAATGGACAGAAGAAGAAAGTCTGAGAAATCATTTCTTACCGAACGCTCATAAGCATGAAGGATTTCCCCAACAAGCGATGGGTTTTCAGGTAACACAAGGCTGTAAAAGTCATCCAGAAATCTTCGAACCTCTAAGGGAACATACGAAAACACATCTTCCAGCCTTTTTTGGCGCAAGCAATAACTCACTGACATCATATTATCCGCCATTAGGCTACATTGGTTGGCATACAAACTGGAACGCATATGCATATCAACTGATTTTGACATGGAGTGAAACTGGTGATGGATATTTTCGTCATTATGACAATAAGACTGATACGGTCGTAACAGAAGAGGACGTCCCAGGATGGCAGGCTCGTTGGTTCAGATTTGGTCACTATCACGAACCCGAACATCACTTCTGGCA